ATATAGTGTATAACTAAGATCTCTTTGACTCTATAGAAAAGGATATAGAATGAGTAATGAACTAGCAATAGCAACAGAACGTGGTCAATCAATGGCTGAACTTATGGGTGTATCTTCTGCACCCTCTCAAGAGTATACGCCAAGCATATCACGTTTGGGAATGCTTCACCAACCTATCATGGGTGAGGTAGATCTCAATGGCAAGATGATAAAGACAGAGGTAGTACCTGTAGGTGCATTCACCCTAAAGACAGGGGATGATATTGTCTACAGTGTAGGTGCAACTGTCCGTATCTTTGCCCAACGCAATCAGTGGCAACGTTGGAACAGCGATACTGAAGAGATGGAAAAGTCTGTGATGTCTAACACTCTCAACGGAGACTTGAAGGATAGCATTGGTGGGTTGAACTTAGGTAGACCTACTGGTTACATAGAAGACTTCAATGCGTTGGACGATGCCACTAAGCAAGTGATACGATCAGTCAAGCGTGTCGTAGTTTACTACGGTACAGTCACACTAGACAATCCAACTAATGAGAAAGGTGAAACTGTATCTGCAGTTGAGTCCGTACCATTCGTAATGGATGTCAAGAACCGTGACAGCTTGAAAAGTATCAACGGTGTAATGGGTAACCTTAAAAAGAAAAACATGTTACCTATTATGTCTACCATAAAACTAGAAGGTGTGGAAGATAGCATACCTACTGGTGCTAAGTTTGGTAAGATCAGTGCCTCTTTGGGTGATGCTGTAGAGTTAATCTCTTCAGACAATGATATGCTCAAAGATTTCCTAGAACTTATTGAGTACAGTAATGGCAAGATCTTAGATCTACACCATGAACGTGCTAAAGGTCATAGGGATGAAGATGAATCTTTGGTACAAGAGATACTGAACAATGACTTTGTAGAGGTGGATGAGTAATGAACCACCCTGCTGAACTACAAGTCTTTAGCTTTCTGCAAAAGGCTATGTCTGGTGAAGCTACTATGACAGAGGAGGTAGCCAATCAGGTTGCCTCCGATGTTAAGTCTGCTTTAGACAAACAGTTTAACTCTGGTCCACGTGACGAGTTTAAGCTACGTATGTCTAACATAGGCAGACCTACATGCCAGTTGTGGTTTGAGAAGAATGACCCTGAAGATAAGATACCATTACCTCCACACTTCCTGATGAACATGATCCTTGGTGATATTGTTGAGGCTGTGTTTAAAGGATTACTACGTGCAGCAGGTGCTGAGTTTAAAGACAATGATACTGTCACACTCAAGCTTCCTGATGGACAGGAGATTAATGGTGAGTATGACATGGAAATGGATGGAAAGATAGATGATGTGAAGTCTGCATCACCTTGGTCATACCAGAATAAGTTTGACTCATTTGATTCTTTACAGAAGGGTGATGGCTTCGGTTATATCCCACAATTAGTTGGTTACTCCAAGGCCGCAGGAAAAGAAGTTGGTGGCTGGTGGGTGGTCAACAAAGGCAACGGTGAGTTCAAGTATGTCAGTGCTTCGGACGTTGACTCTGAGAAGGTATTGCAGGACATCCAAGAAACGGTAAATTATATAGAGAAAGATGAGCCGTTCAAGAGATGCTTTGATGCTGTACCTGAGACATACTTTAAGAAGCATTCAGGCAACTTAGTACTTAACAGTGCATGTAAGTTTTGTAGCTACAAGCACAAATGTTGGGAGGGTTTACAGACACTACCATCAAGGGTGTCTAAAGCTAAGAACCCACCTGAAGTAGATTATGTATTCATAGGAGATGGTAATGGAAATTAAATTACAAGTAGATGGTAAAGAACGTATCATAGAAACAGATACATTTAATGAAGAACAAGCACAGTTGTTTCAAGAATCAAGAACAGCAGAAAGAGAACATCAAAGATTTCTGTACATGACACATCTGACTGATGACAGACGAAACTTTTTGTTAGAGAAGATTGTTGAAATAGAAGATGCTAAAGAAGATGACAAAGAGGAGACATAACAAAAGGTTATATCGCAGTGGCCTTGAACAAGAGGCTGCTGCTTTCCTCAAGACTAGACAGAAGACAGTAGAGTATGAGAAGATAAAGATAGAGTGGGAAGACTTACGCTATCGTACATACACACCAGACTTTGAACTAGACAATGGTATCATCATAGAAACAAAAGGAATATTTAGTCCTGCAGATAGACGCAAACATTTAGAGATACAACGACAGCATCCTAAGTTAGACATCAGGTTTGTATTTAGTAATGCTAAAGCTAAGTTATATAAAGGAGCCAAGTCTAGGTACTGTGACTGGTGTGAACAAAAAGGTTTCAAGTGGGCACACCGTGTTATACCCGAAGGTTGGTTGTTAGAAAAAGGCAAGCGCATGAAAGAGCAGCGTGTCGTAGTTAAAAGGAGAGCCTAATGGCTGATGATAAAACTAGAATAAGAGATGGTGAGATAGCTATCATTGTTGCACCAGAGATAAATGAAAATAATGAGTGGACAGGCGTACTCAAAACAGGATTATTATTTGGTGATCAACAGAACCCTCTTGCTATGAGAGCAGCTATGGATGCTGCTTTAACTATGGCTGCTGTACCTGATGTACTAGATGAATACCCTGAACTATTTGAATACTTTGAAGAAGGTAGACATACATTACTAAAAGAAATGTTTCCTAAACAATATGCTGAATCAGAACTTGAAGTTGATAAAGAGATGGAGTATACCAAAGAGGGTAACGTAATTAAGTTAACTAAGTGGACAAAAACATTGGGTGAAGCATGAGCAAAAAAGAAGAAGAGTTTACCATAGAAGAAATCTTCAAGGACTTTCCTGATGACGATAATGAAATGTTTAAGGAAGACAATGTAAACAAACCATTCCACTATAATGTAGGTGGCGTAGAATGTATTGATGCTATAATGGCTGCGACTAATCAACACAAAGAGGGATATCTACAAGGCAACGTAATGAAGTATGTATGGAGGTATAACTACAAGGGTGGCCTAGAAGATTTACAAAAGGCTGAATGGTATTTAAAAAAACTTATTGAGGTATATAAAGAGAAACACAAATGAGTAATAAAAAATTTAGTGTAATGTACCTCATTGAAGTAGATGAGGATAATAACATATTATCATCTCATGAAGACGGACACGAAGAAGATGTGCATGATTTAATATCTAATCTTATGCACGATGTAGATGATGTAAAGATACATAACTTAATTGTTAAGGAGAGACAATGATAACACAAGAAGACATAGATCACTTTGCAGATATGCAGTCACCTATTATAGATATGAGTTACTACCAACAAGAGGCAGTAAAGACTGCTATCTATACTGACCCTATCATATACCCTGCGTTGGGCTTGGGTAATGAAGCAGGTGAAGTACAAGGTAAGATCAAGAAGATGCTGCGTGATGGTACATTCAACAAGGATGCCATAGCTGCAGAGATTGGTGATGTATTGTGGTACATTGCTGCACTGTGTCGTGACCTAGAGATAGACATGGCAGAGGTAGCGTTAAAGAACTTGTCTAAGTTAAAGAGTAGACAAGAGAGAGGAACTATACAAGGAAGTGGTGACAACAGATGATTGACCCATCAATGACAGAGATTTATAAAGCTATGATTATACTGTTCTGTGTAATTGTAGGAGCTATATGGGTTTTTACGAGGGATTATAAATGAACTATTGTACTACCAAAGGTTTGATATGGCCTTTTCTTTTTTGTGTATTCGTAATAGTAGTACTACCAGTGTTACTGGTGGACAACAAGAAGTATTGTAAACAGAGTATCGTTCCTTGCTACCCTTGGAACATGGAGGATTAAATGAGTAACTTATTACCAACGGACTATCAAAGTTTTATACACCAATCACGCTATGCTAAGTATGTAGATGGCAAAGGCCGTGAGTCATGGGCTGAGACAGTAGGACGCTACGTTGATAACGTGGTGCGTCCAGTGTTAGGCAACGACTCATGGGTTAATCAAATAGAGCAAGCCATACTTGGACTAGAAGTAATGCCAAGCATGAGAGCCATGATGACTAGCGGTGCTGCGTTGGACAGAGATAATACAGCAGGATATAACTGTAGCTACTTACCAGTGGATGACCCTAAGTCTTTTGATGAAGCTATGTTTATCTTGTTGTGTGGTACAGGTGTAGGCTTCAGTGTTGAGCGTCAGTTCATACAGAAGCTACCTGAAGTACCTGATCAATTATTTGAGAGCGAAACTACTATCGTTGTTAAGGATAGCAAAGAAGGTTGGGCTAAAGCATACCGACAATTATTAGCTTTGTTATGGTCTGGAGAAATACCTCAGTGGGATATAGGACTTGTACGACCTGCAGGTTCTAGACTAAAAACCTTTGGAGGTAGAGCCAGTGGTCCTGGCCCTCTTGTTGAGTTGTTTAATTTTACAATTACAACATTCAAGAATGCACAAGGGCGTAAGCTATCTTCTATGGAATGCCACGACTTAATGTGTTTCATAGGCCAGATAGTTGTAGTAGGTGGTGTCAGACGTAGTGCTATGATCTCTCTGTCTAATCTAAGTGATGACCGTATGCGTCACGCTAAGTCAGGACAGTGGTGGGAAACAGCAGCACACAGAGCGTTAGCTAACAACAGTGTATCTTATACAGAGAAGCCCGACATAGAAACATTCATGCGTGAGTGGACTGCGTTGGTAGAGAGCAAGTCAGGTGAGAGAGGTATCTTTAATCGTGAAGCATCTAAGAAACAAGCTGAGAAGTATGGTAGGCGTGATCCTAACTATGAGTTTGGAACTAATCCTTGCAGTGAGATCATACTTAGACCCTACCAGTTTTGCAATCTTACGGAAGTTGTTGTTCGTGCCACTGATACGGTTAAAGACTTGGAGCGTAAAGTCAAACTCGCCACAATACTTGGGACAATCCAAAGCTCGTACACAAAGTTTCCTTACTTGCGAAAAGTGTGGCAACGTAATACGGAAGAAGAACGTCTGCTTGGTGTGTCTCTGACAGGTATCATGGACAACCCACTGATGACTTCAGTTAACTCTAACTTGGAGAAGACACTTGATAACTTACGAACTATCGCAGTTGATACTAATGCTGAATATGCTGAGTTGCTTGGTATACCTCAGTCTGCTGCTATTACCTGCGTCAAACCTTCGGGTACTGTCTCGCAGTTGGTGGACAGTGCCAGTGGTATACATGCTCGTCACTCTCCATATTACATCCGTACTGTA